TTGGAAACAATTAGGTGCTGATAATGTTAGTGGCGCGGCTAGAGGTTTACATCAATTTACAAATAGTTCTGGTCAGAAGTATTCTATCATAGGAACTAACAGAGTTTTATATGCATACTCAGGTGGTGTGTTCTACGACATACATCCTATTAAACTTACAACAACACTTACAAATGCATTTAGTACTGAAAACGGAGAAACTTCCGTCACAATAAATTTTTCCACTGACCACAATATTCAAGCAGGTGATATAGTTTTATTAGATAACTTTACCGCAATTACAAACTCTGATTATTCAGCATCTGATTTTGATGACATAAGATTTATGGTTACGACTGTGCCAACAGCGAATACAATTACTATAACAATGCCATCTGCAGAAACTGGATCTGGAGCTACACAGTCTGGTGGTATAAGAGTCAGACATTATTATCATGTTGGTCCAGACGTACAGGCACAAGGTTTTGGTTGGTCTCTTGGATCTTGGGGTGGACAGGAAGTAGGAGCAACTTCAACAACTTTAGGTTCTGGTATTAACGCGTCTGTAACAAGCATAACTTTAAACGATGCATCACAGTTTCCATCTTCTGGTACAAACTTCATACAAATAGGAACAGAAGAAATATCTTACACAAGTATATCTGGTAACACACTATCTGGTGTGACTAGAGGTGTAAGAAATACAACAGCAGCATCTCACTCTGCGGGAGCAACAGTAACAAGCTCATCGAACTTTGTAGCATGGGGTGAAGCAGCATCTGGTGACTTAATTGTAGATCCTGGTATGTGGTCTATTGATAACTTTGGTGACAAAGCTATTTGTTTAATTGTTGATGGTGAAGTGTTCGAATGGAACTCTGCAGCAACTGATGCAACTTCTTCAAGAGCCACAATCATATCTGGTGCACCTACAGCATCAAGACATATGCTAGTATCTACACCTGATAGACACTTAGTGTTCTTTGGTACAGAAACAACGATTGGAACAAAGTCTAGTCAAGATGATATGTTCGTGAGGTTCTCTGCAGTTGAGGATATTAACACGTATACACCTACAGCGACCAATGATGCTGGTACACAGAGACTGGCCGACGGATCACGGATCATGGGAGCTATTAGAGGTAGAGATGCAATTTATGTTTACACGGATACAGCATTATTCTTAATGCGTTTCGTTGGTCAACCTTTTACTTTCTCATTCGTACAAGCTGGAACTAACTGTGGACTTGCGGGTAAAAATGCAGCTGTTGAAGTTGATGGTGCTGCATATTGGTTTTCAGAAAATGGTTTCTTTAAATATGCTGGTAACTTAGAATCACTTACATGTTTGGTAGAAGACTTTGTTTACGATGATATTAATTTAGATTCTGGTAATCAAATGATAAGTGCAGGATTAAATAATTTGTTTGGTGAGATTATGTGGTTTTATCCAACAGCAAACTCAGGAGTTGTAAATAAGATGGTTTGTTATAATTACCAAGACTCTTCACCACAAAGACCTATATGGACTGTAGGAACTTTAGCTAGAACAGCCTGGGCTGACTCTGCAGTATTTGGTAGTCCACATGCTTTAGAATATGATGCAGATGGTGTTGAAGCAGCTACCTCATCAACTTACATCCAAGGAAACACAGACGGTGTATCAACTTACTATCAACACGAAACAGGAACTGATCAAATAAAAGGTGGAGCTACTACAGCCATACAAGCTAGTATCACCTCTGGTGATTTTGACATTACACAAGATTCAAGGCAAGGCGTAACTCTTAGAGGCGATGGAGAATTTTTAATGAAGATAAGAAGATTTGTGCCAGATTTTATATCTCAAACAGGTAATACACAAGTCACATTAAACTTACGTAATTTTTCTAATGATACAGCTGCAAGCTCATCACTTGGTCCCTTTACAGTTACTTCATCAACTAGTAAGGTAGATACCAGAGCAAGAGCTAGAGCAGTTGCTCTTAAAATAGAAAATACAAGTTCTGGTCAAGATTGGAAGTTTGGAACTTTTAAATTAGACATACAAGCGGACGGAAGAAGATAATGAGTATACTTTTAAATTTAATAAAAAATCTTGCAATTCAAAGAGGTGTTGGTTCTCTTGAAAAACGAATAAATCAATTTTACTCAGACAGTGATGATACAAATCAATTTACATCTAATCAAAGAGACATGGGTCTAAAATCTATACTTGGTAGAACTGCAGCTTTTGGTTTACTTGGTCCAATACTTGGACCACTAGCTTTTGCTGTAGGTAGAGGAATAATGAGTAGAAGAAACCAAATGAATTTAACAGATGATGATATAAAAAAAGTTGATAAAATCATAACTGGTGGAGGAGACCCAAATCAAATACAAGGACCTACTACGTCACAAGGTCAAGCTATAGATCCAGCTGATTTAAAACCTGTCACAGATGACAGTGGTCAAGATACTGGTTTTAGTGAGTACACTGATGCAGGAACTGCAGCGTCATATGAAGGTTCATTTAGATATGGAGGTATAGCTAGTCTATATAGATAATGGCAAAGATAGTACAAGTATTAACAAGACCCAGTGCAGAGTATCGTCAAGATGTTGCTGACGCACAAGTTAGAGACCTTGACGGTGTAATACAAAAATTAAATACAACGTATCAACAAGAATTAAAAGATGAGATGGAAGCTGAAAACTTCTTTTTAAATTAATGGCAAACAGTTTTATAAATAAAAAAGCAGACTTAACGACTACAGATCTTACAACTCTGTATACAGTTCCATCGTTTAAGACAGCTGTGGTCAAATCAATTTTAGTATCTGAAGATGCAGGATCTGGAGCTAGTATTACAGTAACTTTAGTAGACGCTTCATCTAATATATTTAGTTTATTCAAGACTAAATCTATATCTTCTAACACGACAACCGAGTTATTGACTCAACCTCTTGTTATGCAAGAGAGTGAGATACTAAAAGTACAGGCTTCTGACGCGAACGAGCTGCACGTCATAGCTTCTATATTAGAAATACAGCCAAGAGAGGTAACAACATAATGAAAGTATTAGAACCAGAAAAGATAATAACGACCATATCTAACTTGAAAACAGGAGAAAAATACAGTACAGAAGAGGAGTGGAAAGCAAAAGGAGTTCCTGAGTCTGACATCAGAAGAGATGTCAAGGTAATTATGCCTTCGCTTGATTTGTTCCCTAAAACCAAGTAATGTAGGAAAATCATGAGTATAACAAGATCACAAATAGCAAGAGAATTAATGGCAGAAGGTGGAGCACCTAGACAAGGTTATTTTCTTGGTAAAATAGTAAGAAAAATTAAAGACGATATTATACCTAACGAACTTAAAAGCCCTGCGGGAGCAGCAGCTGCCGCTTTAGCTTTCAATCAATTTGGTATCCCTGGAACAATGGGAAAAGGAGTTGAAGGAGGAAGAATAGGTCAAGGATCTATTGGCAGAGCATTATCTAGTATTCTTGGTAGAGGACCAAAAGAAACAGTAATTAAAGAGTTCCCTGGAAATGAAGAAGATGAAATTATAAAAATGAGAGTTCCCGTTGAAAAGAACAATACTTTAGGTAACATAGTTAGTGGTATTGGTTCTGTTGGTAGATTTTTAGCTGATAATCCTGAACTAGCTTCTATAGGTGCTGGATTAGTGGCTGGTGCTTTTTCAAAAAAAGAAGACGACCCATTGTACACGGGTCAAAGTGTAGGATTAAATTTAAGAGACATTAGAAAACTAGCGAACATATCTGACCCAAGAACAGGTGCAGCTATAGGATTAAACTTTTTACCAGAGACAAGATTTAGACAATTTACACCAGAACAAATGGCTGAAACATATGCAACTACTACACCTGTAGAATTTACAGAAAAAAGAGAATCAGCTGACAAAGGTGGTATCATGGGAACTCAAAAAGACTTCAACAAATTTTTAGAGGAAATGAAAAAAAGAGATTATGGTCGTATGAGAGATCAAATTTTAAGAGACTATGAAGAGTTCATGAAAAGAAAAAAAATGATAAACGAAATGCCAGAAATTAAAGATGGTGGAAGAATCATGGCTAACAAAGGTGGTATCATGGAACAATTTAAAATGGCATCTGCACCAGATCCAGCTGCTGAGAGAAATAGTTTTTTAGAAATGATGTCAGAGAAATATTATAAAAAACCTTTAAAAGATTTAACTCCTGACGAATTTATGGATTTAGAAGAAGCTTTAGATGACATGGGTATGAAACCACGAGACAATAATATGAAAATGGCATCAGCTGTATTAGGTGGTGAAGAAGATGATATATCTTATGCATTATTTGGTAAACCATATAAAGAGTTAACTCCAGATGAAATACGAGAGTTTCAAGAAGAAATGGATAGACTACAAAAGAAATTTATGAAGAGAGACTTTAAAAAAAATAGAACCATGGCAGCACGTGGTGGCCTTATGAATCTTGGTGGTATGGAAATGGATTTAAGAGGCGGTGGTTTTGTACCAATAGGTGCAAAAGAAAGAGCTGATGATGTACCAGCTAGATTATCTAAAAACGAATTTGTATTTACAGCTGATGCTGTAAGAGCAGCAGGCGGCGGAAGCGTCGACAAAGGTGCTGATAAAATGTACGCAACAATGAAGGCGTTAGAAAACAAGGTAGCATAATGGCAGTAACACAACAAATAAACGCTCCAGCAGAATTTATACAAGATCTAGCAAAAGATTATGGAACGCAACTAGCAGGTTTAACAGCTGTACCAATAGACACATCTAAATTTGCACCTACGGTTGCAGCACAAGATCCATTACAAACACAAGCAGCATCACTAGCTGCATCAGGTGTTGGATCTTATCAACCATTTTTAACAGCTGCACAAACATCATTAGCTGGTGCACAAGATTTATTAGGACCAGGAGCTGGGACAGGAGCAGGTTCTATATCTTCTTTTATGTCCCCGTACCAATCTTCAGTCATTGATGCAACACTTGCAGAATTTGATAGAAACAGAGCTATACAAGAACAAAATATTAGAT